GACGGCAGCGTCCGCCATTGCGGCATTGCAGGAGGCGTCCGGGCGGAGCAGCAAGGATTCCACAAAGTCTGCGTACCGGGCCTACGCACGGCTCATCCGCATGGTCATTGAACGGATCCGGCAGTTCTACGACCTGCCGCGACAGTTTAGGATCATCGGGCAGCGCGGCGCAGAGCAGTTTGTGCAGTACAGCAATCAGGGTCTGCAGCCGCAGACGCTCTACGGCGCAGACGGGCAGCCGGATGGAATGCGGAAACCGGTGTTTGACATTGAGGTCTCGGCGCAGAAGGCGAGCGAGTACACGTCCATGGCGCAGAACGAGCTGGCGCTGCAGTTCTTCCAGCTGGGGTTCTTCAACCCGCAGATGGTGGATCAGGCGCTGGCAACGCTCGACATGATGGACTTCGACGGGAAGGACTCGATCATCCAGAAGATACAGGAGAACGCAGATTTGCAGGAGCGGCTCATCCAGTGGCAGCAGCTGGCGCTCGCACTGGCGGACCGGTACGATCCGGTCATGGGTGAGGGGCTGGCGCAGCAGATCCTGCAGGAGGGCGGGCAGGCAGCCCCGCAGGCGAGCGCGGCGGCAGCGGAGAAGCCGAAGATCAACACGGGCGAGACGCAGGAACCGAAGATCGTGGAGAATGCACGAAAAAAGTCGGAAGAAAGCACGCAGCCGAGCTGATGGCGTGGGGTGAAACTGCAAAAAGTTTGTGCTACGATGCATTTAGAATCAAATGCCAGAAAGGAATCATGCAATGGCAGAAGAGATCACGGGCGTAAGCGTTCAGACGGACGCAGCTGGCGACGCCGGTCAGCAGAGCGGGCAGGCAGCCACCGCGCAGGCGCAGGCGCAGCAGCAGCCGGTCACGGCCCCGGACGCTCAGGGGCAGGGAACACAGCAGGAAGAAACGTTCGACAGTCTGATCCAGGGCAGATACAAGAAGGACTTCGACGCCGCCATGCAGAAGGCGGTCCGGCAGCGCGTGAAGGGCATGAACCAGTACAAGAGTCAGGCAGATGCAATGGCTCCGATCATCGATCAGCTGGGCGCGCTTTACGGCATTGACACGTCCGATCCACGGAAGACGGACTTCACGGCGCTTGCGCAGCGGTTTGCCTCTGACGAGAGGCTATACAGCGCGGAAGCGATGGAGCGGGGCGTGACGGCAGACGTACTCAAAAAAGAGTACGCAAGCAGGGCAGAGAATACGTCCATGCGGCGGCAGCTGCAGGAGTATCAGATGCGGGAGGCCTTTGAGGGGATGCGGGCAGACTTCGCGCGGGATGTCACAGCGGTCTACGGTGCCGACTTCGAGAGCGAAATGCAGAATCCGGATTTTGCAAGGCTCATGGGAGCGGGCGTACCGGTGAAGACGGCCTATGAGGTCATCCACCAGCAGGAGATCGCGCAGGCGCGGGCGCAGGCTGCGGCCAATCAGGCGCGGGAGAACGTCATGAAGACCATTCAGGCGCAGGGGGCAAGACCAGAAGAGATCGGCTCCGGCGCCGGAGGCGGAACGACCGTCCCGATGAAAACGAAATGGACACGCGCGGAGGTGGAGGACATGCGCCGCCGCGCAGCAATGGGGGAGCGAGTGATCCCCTGAGAAAGGAGATAAGAAGATATGTTTGAATCCAAAGTCGGATTTCAGTTTTTTGCTGACGCCGGTACGCTTGTCAACGCGACCGGCAACTACGTAAACGCAGGCACCGGCCAGACGACCGCGTTCAGCGGCAATGATACGCTGGCGCCGACCATGAAGACGTTCTACGACACGCAGCTGCTTGAAAACGCCAGACCGAACCTTGTGCATGCACAGCTGGCAGGCCGTCAGGCGCTGCCGCGCAACCACGGCAAGACCGTCGAGTGGCGCAAGTGGAACACGCTGAAGGACGCAGAGGAGCTGACTGAGGGCGTCATCCCGACCGGACAGAAGATGGGCCAGACCAGCACGACCGGCGCGATCAAGCAGATCGGCCTGTATGTGACGGTCTCCGACCAGCTGGAGCTGCATGCGCTGGACAACGTGATCCTCGGCGCGACCGAAGAACTCGGCGCTTCCGCCGGTACGTCCATCGACAAGCGCGTGCGAGACGCGGTCGTGGCAGGCTCGAACGTGCAGTACTGCGACAAGGTCGCGACGGGCGGCACGCACACGGCAGTCACCAGCCGCGCAGGCCTCGACATGACGGCGAAGCTGACGCCGGACGAGGTCAACAAGGCCGTGACGACGCTGAAGAAGATGAAGGCTCCGAAGATCGACGGCAAGTATGTCGCGATCATCCATCCGTCGGTTGCATACGACCTGCGGTCCTCGGACGCATGGGTCGAGGCGCACAAGTATGCAGACGTCACGCCGCTGTTTTCGGGTGAGATCGGCGAGCTGCACGGCGTCCGGTTCGTAGAGACGACGGAGGCGAAGATCTTCAACAACTCGACCTGCCCGGTCAAGACCGCAGCAGCTGACGGAAATCCGGCGGTCTACTACAGCGTGTACGCGACGCTGTTCCTCGGCAAGGACGCATACAAGATGATCGACCCGGAGGGCGGCAACCTACAGATGATCGTCAAGGGTAAGGATGAGATCGGCGGCCCGCTGAACCAGTTCTCGACCGTCGGCTACAAGGCCGAGATGGCGGCAAAGCTGCTGTACGAGGACCGCATGGTCCGCGTGGAGAGCTGCAGCGCATACTCCGGTACGGACGCGGCCAACTGAGAAAGGAGAACATACCATGGCAACTGAGAAGACCGCTGCGGCGGCTGCACAGGCAAATCCGGAGGACGTGTGGAACGTCATGAAGACGATCTACCTGCCTCGCGGGCAGGAGAACGAGGAGCGGAGCCGATTCGTGGCGGTGAACGGCAGGACGTTCATGGTGCCGAAGGGCAAAGACGTGCAGGTACCGCTGCCAGTATACGAAGTTCTCATGAACGCACGGATGGCGGAGGAAGAGGCTTTCCGACGCGCACAGGAAGACAACTGACAAGTAAATGCCCATGACGGCAGGAAGCAAGGGAAGGGGCAGAAATGCCCCTTCTTTTGGTAAGGAGGGAAAATGAAAATTCGGGAAGCGATCGAGACGGTCGACCGGCTGATGCCGAACCAGTATGAGAACCCGGATAAGATCCGGTGGCTGTCGGAGCTGGACGGCATTGTGTACAGGGATATCATCTGCACGCACGAGCATGAGACGGAGCCGGCGGCATTTACGGGCTACGACGAGAGCGTGGACTATGAGACGGAGCTTCTGATCCCGTGGCCGTATGACGAGATCTACCGCTGGTACCTGAGTATGAAGATCTGCGATGCCAACGGGGAGACAGCGAAGTATTCAAACGAGGCAGCAAAGTACAACAGCTACTGGCAGGGGTATTTCAACGCCTACAATCAGGCGCACATGCCGAAGCAGTACGCGACACATTTCAGACTTTAAGGCGGTGAAAGGATGGGAGTATACAGAGTAGAGACCGGCGGCAAGGCCCCGGCTGGACTTTCGGCGGGCGACGAGGTCGTGACCGGCGGCGGCACGTACCGCATTACGGGCGTGAACGCAGACGGTAGCTACCAGTCGCAGCTGGTAAACAAAAATCAGACGATCCATAACTACAGCGGCAGCTACGCGCAGAGGAACAGCCCGTATACATCGGCAGGCGTATCGGGGTATACGCAGAGCAAGCTGAACAGCCTTGAGGGCGGGTACACGCCGTCCAGCAGTGTGCAGGCGGCGCAGGCGTATCTCAACCAGGTCAAAGCCAGCAAGCCGGGCGCGTATCAGTCGCGCTGGGACGATGAACTGACAGAACTGTATGACCAGATCCGGAACCGGAAGAAATTCAGCTACGATCTGGGGACGGATCCACTTTATCAGCAGTACCGCGAGCAGTACCAGCGGCAGGGCAGGCTTGCCATGCAGGACACGATGGGGCAGGCAGCGGCGCTGACAGGCGGATACGGCTCAACCTACGGTGAGCAGGTGGGGCAGCAGGCGTACAATGCGTATCTGCAGAACCTCAACGACATTGTGCCGCAGCTGCAGCAGCAGGCATACCAGCGGTATCAGGATGAGGGGACGGACCTTTATAACCAGTACAGCCTGGTCAAAGGCCGGGACGACACGGACTATGGCCGCTACCGCGACACGGTGAGCGACTGGTATTCCGACCTCGCAGACGCGAGGAGCGAATACAACACGGAATATTCCAACGATCTGAGCCAGTGGGGGACGATGCTGGATTACTGGTCGCAGAAGGCCAACAACGAGAACGCCGCGTACCTGCAGGCACTGGCGACGGAGCAGGCAGCAGCGAAGAAATCCGGCAGCGGCTCCGGCGGCGGAAGCAGAAAGAACAGCTCCGGCGAGCTTTCGGACAAAGAGAACGAAACGCTGGCAAAAGCGGCAATGGCATACTGGAAGAAGAACCCGGGGATTTTTCTGGATAGCCGGACGCTCGACTATTACCTCAACAGTAAGGGGTACAACACCTTGCAGGCAAACACCTTCAAGGCGTATCTCGAAGCATACGGAGCGACATACCAGCGGCAGCGCTAACGGAGGGCAGCATGGGACGAATCAAACTGACAGAAGAACAGATACGGATCGCAGAGCGCGTCAAAAACGGACAGGGAGCCAGCACACAGCAGGCTCCCTCAGCCTATCGCGGCGGAAGGATCACGCTGGACCAGAAGCAGATCCAGATCGCGAGTAAGTACGGCCTGGTAAATCAGGATTATGCGAAAAACAGGCAGGGAACGCAGACAACCGTGGACGATCCTCTGCACAAGCAGTATGCGGCGTTTATGGCATATCAGAACGCCGTGCGCGAGGCGGAGCTTGCGCAGATAAAAATGAAGCCGTATTTGAGCGGGACGAAGAAGACACAGAACAGCGCGATCGGCGGGAAGGTATCGCAGCAGGAATACAGCCGTTCCCCGGCTATGCAGGCGGAATACGGCACGTATGAGAATTATCTGCGCGGCGTGACGGCGGCGCAGGGGCGGAAGCTCGGAACGCAGGCGCTTCGGCAGCAGAGCACGCTGATGGCCGGGCAGTTCGCCCCAGCAACGCAGAAGACACGCGAGGATGTAAACGCACTGAACCGGCGCACGCGGGCGGCACAGAATGCGCAGCGGGACCAGGTACGCGGCATGCGGCGGACGTCACAGGAGCTGGGGAAGCAGATCGAGGCGCTGGAAGAGGAACAGGCAGACGCACACTTTGCGGCAGATGGCCGCTCCGCGAGCGGGAAAAGCCCAACGCAGCTGCAGGATGAGATCAACGCGCTGCAGGATCGGAAGAACCTTGTGGACAGCCAGAGTGTGCTGGAACGGGCACGGGATGCCATGAGCGGACTGAGCGAGGAAGAGCAGAACCTGCTGCGGCAGTATCGCGGGCAGGAGCTGAACGGGTATCAGGTGCGGGCGTATGCGAAATACGACGCGAAGACGGCGCTCAACGAAAAAGGCTACAGTGACGACACACTCAAGCGGCTGGCGGAATGGCAGAAGGTGCTGGACGACTACGACAACGCACAGAAGCTCGATCAGGCGGCGCAGGAGATGGGAAGCGGATCCTTCGCGGGGAAAGCCGCGGCGACGCTGTTCTCTGCGGCGCTGGCGCCGGGGAAGGCACTGGGCAATCTGGAGTCGCTGCGCGGCGTATTGCCGAAGTGGGCGGGCGGCTATCAGAACGAGGATATGCCGACGAATATTTATAGCCCGGCGTACAATGCGTCTCGCCTGTCATCCGGCATTCGGCAGAGCGTGATGCAGAATATGAACCCGACGGGGCAGTTTCTGTATCAGGCGGGCACGTCGGCGCTGGACAGCGCGGTCAACATGGCGGTATCGACGGGACTTGTCGGGACGGTCGGCGGCGCGGCGGGAGCGGGCGCGAAAGACGCAATCGCGGAGACGATGAACTGGGTCATGGGATCGCAGGTTGCAGCAGATTCGGTCTATGAGGGCATTCAGAACGGCAAGTCCAACGCGGATGCGCTGGTCGACGGTATCGTCGAGGGTGCGATCGAGGGTATTACGGAAAAATACTCCGTGGGTGATATCATCGAGAACATGTTGAGCGGGAAGGCCGTGTGGAGGAAGGCACTGCGGTCGTTCGCGTCGGAAGGCGCGGAAGAGATCGCGTCCAACTGGCTAAACCGTGCGTATGACGTGGTGGCAAAGCACGACCGGGGTGAGGTCATGACGGCCTACGCAAATTATATCGCAGAGGGCAAGACACCGGCGCAGGCGCTGGCGGCGATGGTCGGAGACTTCGTAAAGGAAGACAGCCTTTCGTTCCTTGCGGGCGGCCTGTCCGGCCTTACGATGGCAGGAACTTATGCGGGCGTGAACCGCGTGATTTTGGAGGCAAACGTCACGCAGACGGCCAGAGCGGTCATAGAGGCGGGCGAAGTGCAGGACGTCATCGACTATGGCATGGCGCAGGAAGAGGGCACGAAGGCGCACCAGCTGGCCGAGGAACTGCAGCAGACCGTGGACGATGGCGGCGAGGTGACGCAGAAGGCCGTGGAGAACACACTGCGTGAGGTGGCGAAGGAGCAGCAGGCGGCCGTGGACGAAGGGCAGGAGCCGCGCGTGCCGGAGACGCTGACCCGGCTCGAGCAGCTGCAAGCGCAGGAGCAGCAGCGGCAGGCGCAGGCAGAAGCAGATGAAAAGACCTTCCAGATCTACAAAGACGCCAAGGAGACGGCGCAGGAGAACCAGAGGCTTGCACAGCAGTACCAGCAGGAGCAGGAACAGAGCCGCGCACAACAGTCTGTACAGGCCGTTCAGCAGGCCCAGCAGGCGGCGCAGCGGCAGTACGACCAGGACAGCCTGCTCGCACCCATTCCGGGGACGGAGAACATGGGCGAGCTGGACATGGACCAGTTCGCCCGGCAGCAGACGGCGGACGCGGAGCAGGCGCTGGACGAAGCGGCTGCGCAGCAGGAAGAGCAGTATCTTCAGACGCAGGCCCAGAGAGCGGGCTACGACGAGCAGACGGCGGCGTATTTCCTGAACGGGAACACGACGGGCATGCCGGCGGAGCAGTATGCGCAGAGCTTCGGGCAGGTCTATGAGCAGGGCAGACTCGGCGCGAGTGAGCAGAGGGCGATGCGCTACGCCGAAGGAATGAATCAGGACGTGGCGGCAGCCGCCTATCGAGCGGGCATTGCCGCAGGGCAGAAAGGGGTAAACAATGGCAGTATCGAGGTTACTGATGAAGGACAAGTCGGGCAGGCTGGTCAGCGTGCCGAAGGACAAGCTGGAGGCGTTCGCCAAAGCACAGCGCAGCAGCAAAGAGCTGACGCCGGAAGAAAGAGAGCGCAGGGTGCAAGAAATCTCGCAAAGGCTTGGGATGAAGTAGAACTTTCGACGCTCGGCTTTGGAAAGGACAACACGCAAAAAGTGCGCGTCATGCCGAAGGGGCAAGAGGCCAGAAACGAAGATATCCAGGCGGCGGAAAAGTTCTTCCGGTCGATGGGCGTGCAGAACGCGCGGTTCTTCACCGGGCAGCTGACGCAGGAGATCGATGGGCAGACGTTTTATGCGGACGCTGCCGTGACGGAGGACGGATCCGTGCTCATCCGGGCGGACAGCGAGGAGTATTCCGCCTTCGAGCTGGCGAAGCACGAGGGATATCACCTGCTTGTCAAGCGCTGGCCGGAGATGGCGGCGAAGATCCAGAAGCGGCTGCTGGGCGAGGGCAAGATCACAAAGGAGATGATCGAGAGCTATGTGGACGCATACGCCGGGATCTACGGTGACGACACGGATGCCTACGTCGAGGAGATCATCGCGGACACCTACGCCGGCATGAACCGAACGGACTACGGCACGAACCAGCTGCGCGTGGACGTGAAGATGGAGGTCGGCCAGTGGCAGAAAAAATCCGGCAGCGCGAGAGCACCGCCAGGAAACCGGTATTCTATGGCAGGCGCAAACGCCCGCGGCGCGGACTTGAATGCGCTGGAACAAGCGCAGGAGATGAAGGAAAAGGGAAAATCTGACGAAACTATTTTCCGACAGACCGGGTGGTATGCCGGAGCAGACGGGAAATGGCGCTTTGAAATCGACGATTCCGGGATGGAGACAGACACGAAGTGGAAGTTCTTGAGGAACCCAGACGCGAGACGGTACAACGAACTGTTCGAGACGGCGTATCTTTATGATGATGCAACAGAAGCAGAGCTTCAGGAACTACAGATACTAGAAAAGGACCTGAAAGGCGTAAGAAAATCGCCACTGTATCTAAACGAGATTGTAAAGCATGATAAACTGTTTGAATCGTACCCGGAACTGAGGAATGTGAAAGTACGCTTTGGGGCTGACATTGGGAACAGGGAAGGAACCTACCAAAACGGCGAAATTGTTTTAAGAGCGGGTCTAAAACTGGAGCCAGAGAAACTTAAAAGAACGCTTATCCATGAAATACAACATATCATTCAAGAACAGGAAGGATTTGCAAGAGGAACAAATCCGGGATACTGGGATGAAATGATGCAAGGTGGCTATTCACGCCGGAGAAACGACGGGCGCATTGAGCGCGCGAGAAAAGAGTATCGCCGAATCTTTGATAGTGCGCCGGAGGAGTTCAAAGACAAGGTTCGCAAGATCAACCGTGCTAGGCTGGACGGAGACTATAATGCGGCGGAAAGCGTCATAGACGAGATATATGACAGCGAATATGCCGATTTGTGGTCGCAGCTCGAAGATGCAGAATTTGAATGGAGGAGCGACCGCGGCGAAGAGATGACCGCATTCGACCTTTACTACAATACAGCGGGAGAAGTTGAGGCGCGCGACGCGGAGGACAGACTGAGCATGACGGCGGAGGAACGCAGAAACAGAATGCCAAATCGCGGCGATGAGAATACAGTTTTTGCGAAATTCTCTGCCAGTGCGCGGCAGGCGTCGGAGCGGGATAAACAGAACCTTGAGACCGTCTCTGCGATGCTGGACGATGGGAGCGGGCGCGGTGTGTTTAAGGACGCCGTTTTCCTGCGGAATCCAAGGCTCATGCAGAAACTGATTGATGAGCGGGAGAAGACGAAGACGGCAGCGTTCCGGGATTGGTTCGCAGACAGCAAGGCAACGAACACGACAGGCGAGCCACTGCTGGTGTTCCACGGTGCCGGAGCGAAATTTACAAAGTTTGATGTAGGCGGGAAACCGATCTGGCTGACTGCAAACATCAAGTACGCGGAAGAATACTCCACTGCGACGCGCAGCGTTGAGCGAATTCTGCCGGAGGCATCGATCTACGCAGGGAACGTCGATCGTATTATCCCGGCATATATTCGCGTGGAGAATCCGGCGGATGTTGGAAACACTGACGGCGGATACAGCGGGAATTATGTGGATCTTGCGAAGCGGCTACAGATCAGACCTAGCGAACTGCAAGCCGTATGGGAACAGGCGGGGAAGCCGGAGCTCATGTGGCAGGTGATCAATACGCCGGGGATGGTAGAGATGCTGAAACGGCATGGATACGACGGGGTTCAGGCGGTTGAGAACGGCGTGAAGGCATGGGCTGTGTTTGATTCTGCGCAGGTGAAGTCCGCGGTTGCAAACAACGGAAGTTTCAGCCTAACGAACCCGGATATCCGGTATTCTTCGCAGGACGGGCGGTATCGGGATCTGATGGGGGAGAAGGCGGCACAGTATGTGCGGCGGCTGGAGGCCGGACTGGTAAACGAGCTGGCGGAGAATCTGAGCGTGCCGGGGCAGGCGAAACGGGAGGTTTTGCGGCCGATGGCCGAGGAGGCGCTGCGGACGTTCTTTACGGACGGGCAGCTTGACCGGGCGAAGCTGAATGATCTCTTTGAAACGGCCTACCAGGCAGGCATCGAGGAAGATACGCAGTATATTGAGCAGTACGGCGACCTCAAGAAGTTCATCCGGGATCAGAAGATCTCGATCTCCGAGACGGACCGGCAGGACATTGCGGACTACAACCTGTTCCGGAAGGCAGCAATGGGAACGCTGACGATCAGCAAGGACGGCTTGCCGGTGGACGTGGCGTATCAGCAGCTGCAAGAGATGGCGCCGGAGCTGTTCCCAGCAGACATTACCGCGCCGAGCGACCAGCTGATGCAGATCTACGATGTGGCGCGCGGCATTCAGAAGGTACAGAAGACGCTGGATGAATACTACGGGGCGCAGGCGGCGAGCTTCAAGAAGTGGCAGCAGGCGAATTTCACGGAATCCATTGACCGGCTGACGAGCGGGCTGCGCGTGGCGCAGCGGTATCTGGACGCGCAGAACAAGGCCAAAGAAAAGCTTGCTATTCCGCAGACAGCGGAAGAAACGAAGCAGATGTGGGCGCAGCTGAAGGACGCAAGGCGAGTGGTCGAGAAAGCGCAGAGCAAGACGCTGCTGACGGAAGCCGACCAGAAGATCGTGAACCGGCTGCTGCGCGGGGAGACAAGCCCGGATTATGTGGCAGGGCTGGAAAACGGGCAGCAGATCCTGAAGGTCTACGAGGCAAAGGCAGACTATGACATGCTGGCGCTGAAGCTCAAGGCATGGAACGCGCAGCGCAAGCAGGGGCTGCGGGACTTTGCCGAGCAGGCGCTGACGGAAGCCGAGGCCGTCAAGTGGGTCGACAAGAACATGGGGATCCGGTACCAGCGCGAGACGATGGAGCGGAACATCCGGGATATCGCGCGGAAGGGCAAGGTCTCTGACGAAAAGGCCAATGCTTTTATCAACAAGTATTTCTGGCCTGTCCATGAGAACGAAAGCAAGCGTAAGAATTATCTGGTCGAGCAGCAGGACAGGATCCGGGAGCTGAAGCTGGACCGGCAGGTACGAAAGGAGAATCTCGTTTCCGAGAGCTACGCCGTGCAGTGGCTGGGCGAAGCAGAGTTTAACCGGGACTATCTCAAGCAGCATCCGCGTGTCGAAAGGCGCGGGGGGATGACGTTTGACGAGTGGAACGCGGCGATTCAGGAGTTTGAAAAGCAGAATCCGAATCTGGATCTCGGCAAGGTACGCGCGGCCGTGAAGGTTTTCCATGAGGTCTACGACAAGCTCTTTGAGGACATGAACCGGGTGCGCATTGAGAACGGCTATGAGCCGGTCAATTATCTGCAGGGATATTTCCCACACTTCCAGGAGAACGAGGAAGGCGGCAGCATTCTGCAGAAGTTCGCAAGGGCGGCCGGGATCGAGGGCGATGTGTCGCCGCTGCCGGCGACGATCAACGGCCTCACGGCAAACTTCAAACCCGGCATCCGGTACATGGCGAACATCCAGAACAGACTTGGCTACGCGACGGCGTATGACGCGCTGCAGGGATTTGACCGGTACATCGAGGTCGCGACGGACGTGATCTTCCACACGGCGGACATTCAGCGGCTGCGGGCGCTGGCGACGCAGATCCGGTATCGGGCGTCAGATGAGGGACTGAAGCAGCGGATCGACGCGATCATGATGAACCCGTTCTTCAACCCGGACGAAGCCAACGAGCAGGTGACGAACCTGACGAAGGAAGGACGGTATGGGCTTTCGAACTTTGTGGATGAGCTGGACGAATACACAAACCTGCTGGCGGGCAAGAAGTCGCGGCTCGACCGGGGGATGGAGAGGTTTTTCAACCGCAAAGTGTACAACGTCCTGAAGAAGTTCCATTCCCGCGTGGGCGCGAACATGGTCGCGGCCAACGTAGGCTCGGCGCTCACAAACTTTATTCCGATTGCACAGGCAGCAGCCCAGACAGGCGGCTGGAATATGGTGATTGGCATGCGGGCAACGCTGAAAAACTATTGGAACGCAGACGGGTTGAGCGCAGCGTCAGTGTTTATCAACAATAGATCCGGATATGGAAGACTGGCGGAATCTACGATGGATAAAGTGTCGGAGAAAGCCGGTATTCTCATGGAGGTTGTGGACGGATTCACAACAGGTAGCGTCGTCCGTGCGCGGTATTATCAAAACCTGCAAAGGGGAATGAGCGAGATAAGCGCGATGCAGGAGGCGGATCAGTTTGCATCTGGCGTCATGGCAGACAGAAGCAAAGGATCGACGCCGACATTATTTGCGGCACAGGCACCGTGGGTGAAGTTGTTCACGCAGTTCCAGTTGGAGGTCAACAACACTCTGAGCTGGGTATTCAAGGATTTGTACCAAGAGGAACGAAAGAAAGGCATACTGGCCTTATGCAAAGCCATGTTTGGGTGGATGCTTGGAAGCTGGGTATTGAACGAGGCCTACGAAGCGATGACTGGAAGAAGAATGGGCCAAGACCCGCTTGACATCATAAACGATACGGTTGGTGATATTACGGGCTATCAGATACCCAATACGATCGATGCGATGATTTCGGGCGAGTGGGACCTCACGACGCAGCAGGAAGACGCCTACGGCGTAGCAGCAAACCTGACGCAGAATCTACTGGGTGAGCTGCCGTTTACACAGGTGCTGACGATGCTCGGATTGGAGGTCGACAACGGAAGAATTGCTGTCGCATCGGCGATACCTGATTTGGGCGCGGTGCTCAAGGCTGCGACAAGCAAAGACATCGCACCGGAAAAACGGGGCTACACGATCCGGCGGGAGCTGGCGAAGCCCGCGTACTACCTTTTGCCGCCGTTTGGCGGAGGACAGGCGAGAAAGCTGATCCAGGGCGGCGTGGCGGCATGGAAAGGCGGAAGCTATTCGGTCGACAACGAGGGACGCGACATCTTACAGTATCCAGTGTACAATGGCAACGCAGCCGACCGGGCGAAGAGCTGGGCACAGGCGCTGCTGTTCGGCAAGACGGCGACGGAAGAGGCGCAGAGCTGGGTGGAGCGCGGGTTCAAGTCGCTGTCCGCGAAAGAGACTGCGGCGTATCAGGCAATGACCGAGGGCGGAGAGGACCAGAGAGAAAGCTACGCATTCGTGACCGCCATGAAGAAGGTCGACGACAAGAATGCAAAGCTCGCCATGCTGTACGCCTACGACATCCCACAGAACGCGAAGACGGCATATTATTATTCCGTCATGGCGTCTGACGAGGAGCAGGCGAAGATGGACGCGCTGGCAGCGGACGGCGTCGGCTATGACGCCTACATGCAGTACAAGCAGATGTACTTCAAGCAGTTCGGAACGCAGACAGTTTCGCAGGAGCGGATCCAGACCGTGCTGGATGGGCTGAACCTGACAAAGGCGCAGAAGGCCGCGCTCTGGGCAGCCATGGGGACGAGCTGGAAAGAAGAAAACAATCCGTACAAGTAACCGCAGGCCGGGGCAGATGCCCCGGCCTTTGCTTCGCGGCGTGGGGTGAATCCTGCGAGGGGGTCTGCTACACTGGATGAAAAGGAGGGATGCGGCATGGCGACGCCAATTCCGGGGGCTTATCCGAGCCCGAGGATCGACAAAGGGGTGCTGCGGTGGTACGAAGGGGACACGTTCTCGATCGTGCTGCGGTTCGACCTGAAGGACCAGGACGGAGAGGCCGTCACGATCGGGACGACGGACAGCATGGCGGTCGTGTTTCTGGACGATACGCGGCAGACCGTCCACACGTTCGGCTTTGCGAAGGTGGAGAATGAGCAGGTCACGCTGAACTTCGACGCGACGGTCACGGCAAAATTCACGAAGGGGAAATACACCTACGATATCCGGTACACGCACGGCGACAAGACGACGCTGGCAAGCGGGAACCGGGCGTTCGTGGAGTAAGGAGCGGACATGAGAGTAGAGATTCCGAACCAGATCTCGGTGAAAATCGGTGGGATCATTTCCCGCGGCGTGAAGGCCGTGGAGGTATCCGACGAAGGGAAGCTGATCTTCACGCTGACGGACGGCAGCACAGTCGACCTCGGCTCCGTCATCGGCCCGGCAGGCCCGAAGGGCGAGACCGGACCGGCAGGCCCCGAAGGCCCGGCGGGCGCAAAGGGCGACACCGGCGCGGCAGGCGCGAGCATTCTTTCAATCGAAAAGACGGCCCAGAGCGGGACGACATCGACCTACACGATCACGATGTCGGACGGGCAGACGTTTGAATTCGAGGTACAGTCCGACAAAGGCGAAAAGGGAGACAAGGGCGACACCGGCGCACAGGGGCCGGAAGGCCCGCAGGGAGAGACCGGCCCGGCAGGTATCGTCGTGCAGGAGACGGAGCCGACGGGGCCGGAGCATCCGGTATGGGTGAACCCGAAGGGCGGCGCATCGGATCCCGGCATCCTGGGCAAAGACGGCACGACCTTTACCCCGTCCGTCTCCGCATCCGGCGATCTGAGCTGGACAAACGACGGCGGGAAAGAAAACCCGGAGACCGTCAACATCAAAGGCCCGCAGGGCAAACCGGGCGAGAAGGGCGACACCGGTTCCCCCGGCGCAAAAGGCGACCCCGGCGCAACGCCCAACCTCCAGATCGGCACGGTCACGACCCTGCCAGCAGGCAGCGACGCGACGGCCAGCATGGGCGGCACGGCGGAAAATCCGCTGCTGAATCTGGGCATCCCGAAGGGTGCGGACGGAGCAACTGGCCTGCCGACCGTCACCGCCGACGATAACGGCAAATTTCTGCGCGTCGTGGACGGCGCGTGGGCGGCAGCTGAGATTGCAAGCGCAGGAGGTGTATCGTTTTGAGTGAGTATATTGCCGACGGCGCGGCGCTGACCTATACCGCAGACCGCATCCGAGCGAAGACTGGCGGCACTGACCCTATTACATGGGACGCTGCAAAGGGCTTTGGGGACGCAGTGGACGCAATTCCCGCAGGGGCCTCAGAAGTAACACACATGACGTTCACGCCAACAGAAAACTCACAAAGCATCGAACTCCCGTTTACGGATGTTATCGCAACAGGGCTAATAACTGCATATTGCGCAAACATCCAGGGGACATCCGATATATCACGGATAAAACAATTTTACAGCATGAAGCTTGCGCTTAATACTGCATATGCAGGCAGAATCGACGTAATAAATGCCGATGGAGCCGCGGATTATTGGACATCAGCGGGAATTACGATGGACGGCACAACAATCAAGTTGAAGACCGGCAGGCCGTGCTACTTTGCAGCCGGAGAGACATATGTCATCCAGATAACGGAGGTTGCGATGTGAAATATTATAAAAACATGGATAACAGTTATATCCAATGTCTGAGCACTGGAGCTGGGCAGATGGAAATCACCGAAGCAGAGTATTTGCAAATCATATCAATATGCAAGAATAAGCCCGCCGACACAGCAGATTACTATTACAGACTAACCGATGCGCTTCTGTGGGAAAAGAAACCGAGGATACGCGCCGAGGATGCCGAAAACCTCTCCGCCGAGGACGCTCTAAACATCATCACGGGAGGTGTGACATGACAGAGCAGCAGGCGCGGAAATACCGCGCGATCATCGAGCAGGGCGCACAGACATTGAGTGACGCCGAAGCGCTGACAGTAAAAACGCTCTATCCCGAGTGGGCGGATCTCGTCGCGGCGCAGTACACCACCGACAAGGCTGGCTTTAAGTTTACAAGCGGCGGCGACCTCTACAAGACGATCCCCGCCGCCCACACCTTCGCGGCGCAGTGGGTGCCGGGCGTCGGCACGGAGAGCATCTACACCCGCATTGACGAGCAGCACGACGGCAGCCGCTACGACCCCATCCCATATAACGGCAACATGGAGCTGTACGCGGGCCAGTATTACAGCCAGTCCGGCGTGACCTACCGCTGCACCCGCGCAACCGGCACAGCCGTCTTTAACCCCCTTGCCGACCTCGTCGGCATCTACGTGGAGGTGGCAACCGATGACTGACACCTGCGTATGCTGCGGCGCACCCGTGCCGGAGGGGAGAATGGTCTGCGGGGCGTGCGAGATGAGAGAAAGGAGGACACAGGATGATCCTGAATATATGGGACGAAGAGCAGGAGAAGTATGTGGCGGTCCCGGCGATCAAGGGATCGGACGGTAAGAACTTTACGATCCTTGGATTTTACGGGACGCTATCTGCTCTGCAGGCGGCCGTGCAGACGCCGGCGGCGGGCGACGCTTATGGCGTAGGCGCAGAAGCACCGTATGATATCTACATTTTCGACGGCGTGACAAATGCGTGGATCAACAACGGAGTGCTGCAGGGAGCGAAGGGCGAAAAGGGAGACAAAGGCGAGACAGGTCCGCAAGGCCCGACAGGCCCGCAGGGCGAGACAGGCCCGCAAGGCAAGACCGGCCCACAGGGGGAAACCGGCCTGCAGGGCGAAACCGGTCCGCAAGGTCAGACTGGTCCGCAGGGTGAAACCGGCCAGCAAGGCCCCGCCGGCCCGCAGGGAGACCCGGGGCCGAACACGGTGACAGCTGAGACGACCACGGTGCTGAGCGGCCTGTTAAAGGGCAACGGGACGAATGTCACAGTGGCGCAGGCCGGGACGGACTATGAAGCGCCGCCGGCGCAGGTGACATCCGGGACGCAGATCGCGCTGGCAGACAACACCGAATACCGACTGACCAGCGTGCAGACGCTGACGCTCACGTTCCCGACCGGGAACTTTGCATGCTGGCTGCGTATTACGACGGCGGCGAGCGGGACGGTCTCGGTCACATTCCCGGCAACGGTAAAATACATTGGCGAAGCGCCGGCGTTCGGCATGGGCGAGACGTGGGAGCTGTCCGTCAAGGACGGCGTCGTGATCGCCGCAAAGGAGGCGTCATGAGCTGGATGGAAAAGCGCAGGCGCGCCATGATGCTATCCGCGCAGACACCGCCGCTCGTGCTCGATCCCGTTTTCGCGAACAACGACTGGGCAGCGATCATCGCTGCCTGCCAGCGAAGGCAGGTGCCGGATACCTGGGCGGTCGGCGACCAGAAGAAGATGGACATCGGCTTCTCATTCACGATCGATATCATCGGCAAGGATCACGATACCTATGCCGATGGCTCCGGCACTGCGCCGCTTACTCTGCAGATGCACGAGGTCTATTCCCTCAGCTATGCTATGCGGTCTGACGGCCACAACACCGACGGCTGGGAGAACTCCATTGTCCGTACCACCGCGATGAGCGAGATCCTGAGCGCCATGCCGGATGAGGTCAGGGCGGCCGTGCGTGAGGTATCCAAGCTGACCGGCGCCGGAAGTGCGAGCACGACGATTGTAACGACGGCCGACAAGCTATTCATCCCGTCGCAGGTGGAGCTTTTCGGCACAGCAAGCCTCAGCGCGCCGGGCGAGGGCACGCAATACGAATATTACACGCTGAGCGGCAAACTGGTGAAATATGCACGATCCGGCGCGAATGTCGAATGGTGGACGCGCTCGCCGGTCGTGACGAGTACCTCCAACTATGTCAGGCTCTACCGAAGCGGCAGCGCGTACAGCGCCGAGCCGAAGAAGAACTCATATGTTGCGGCGGCGTGGTGCTTCTGACGAAAAAGGAAAGGGGAGAAGACAGAATGCTGTATCTGAAAGCAGGCAATATGGAATACCCGGCCTCCGTCACCGGCAAGGAGATCGACCGCGACTGGGACGGACGGGCGTCAAAGACCGTCACGCTGCAGATGACGTACGCGGAGGCCGCGCAGCTGTTTACCGACGGACTGACATGGTCGGTCGCGGAAAAGCAGCCGGACGAGGATGGCACGGAGCAGACCATGCGGGAGAACGATTGCTCCGGCTACTGCGTGGCCGGGCCGATCACAGACAACCGCGACGGCACTTGCACCTGCAAGATGGGCAAGAAAACGGCCAGTGATATTCTGGCGGAATTGGAGAAAGTATATGACGCAAGATAAATTGGAAAAGCTCAAGTCTGCCATCAAGGACGGCAAGCTGGTGCAGGAGGCGGGCGGCATCACCAGCACCATCACGCAGTCGGACAAGATAGGCTACAACTGGCGCAACATCTACGTCAACGACATTCTCGTCCGGCAGGAATACGTTGAGCAGGCCGTGAAACAGGGCACGGCTGACAATCCGATCGCGTGGGCTGCCGGCATGGCGCTCATCCAGAACGCCTACTACACCAACGGCGGGGAGACAAAAGTATGGATGGGCACGGCCGGGAAAAAGGCCGACTGGACAGACGCCGGCTTCGTGCCGATCTGATAACGAAGAAGGGAGATAAACATGGACTTGCAGGATCTGAGCATTGCAGTCGCGGAGATCAGGGGCTGCGTCGACCGGAACACCGGACGAATCAAGGATCTCGAAAAGAAGAACGACGCTGTGACCAAGCTGGCCGAGGCCGTCGCCGTCATGGCCGAGCACATGAAGGCGCTCGACGACAAGATCGACGACATGCAGACGAGCGTCAACAACCTCACCGGCCGCCCGGGCAAGAACTGGGACGCGCTGGTCAAGATCGTCGCGACCGCACTGGTCACGGGCATCATCGGCTGGGTGCTGGGTAAAATTTTGTAACACACGCCGCAAGGCGCGAATTTGAAAGGAGAACTACATATGAACGCAAAATGGTGGAAAGCCGCGGGCATCCGCGCGATCAAGACCGTCGCCCAGACGGCAGTCGCAACTATCGGCACGAGCGCGATCCTGTCCGAAGTAAACTGGATCGCCGTCGCCTCAGCCTCTGCGCTGGCGGGCATCCTGTCCCTGCTGACGAGCGTCGCGGGCCTGCCGGAGGTAAAAGAAGAATGATGGAGATCAATAGATCCATCCGGGCGAAGTGGCACGGCGGAAAGCGCAAGCTTTCCGCCATCACAGCCATTGTCATGCACTACACGGCCAACACCGGACAGATGGCGACGGCCAAGGGCAACGCCCGCTATTTTGAGGGCGGAAGCGAGGGACGAAAGGCCTCAGCCCACTACGTCGTCGACGAGGGCAATGTGGCCTACGAGTGCGTGCCGCTCGATACCGTCGCCTGGTCCGTCGGAGACGGGAACAAAGGCCCGTATGGCAAGCTCGTCAACAACTACAACTCGGTATCGATCGAGATGGTCAGCCACACAGACGCCGCCGGGCGGTATTACATCCCCATCGAGACGCAGCGGCACGCGGCGGAGCTGTATGCGCAGCTCAAAAATCAGCTGCCGAACGTCAAGTACGTCGTGCGCCACTACGATGTGAGCCTCAAAAAATGCCCTGCGCCGATGATCGACGAGGGCGAATGGAAGAAATTTAAGAATCTGCTGGAGGAGGCGGAAGAAGTGAGATACGAAAAGCTGAAAGACGTCACGAACAAGACGTACCGCGAGACGCTGGACAAACTGGTGGGAAAGGGCCTGCTCAAGGGCAAGGGCGGCGAGGGCGAAGATCTGCTGCTCGACCTTGCCGAGGATAACGTCCGGATGCTAGTCATCCTTGACCGCACAGGCGTATTTGATAAGTAAGCTGCCGCCGGCATGCGGCGGCTGGAAGGGAGTGACGAAGCATAACTGCGCGGCTGGCTCTGCCGAAGGAGCTGGAACACCTCACGCGCAGCGACTGGGAGCGCATCACTGACGAGGGCATACTGGATCAGATCGATCAGCAGATCGTGAAGCTCTATATCGTGCGCAGGCTCCCGCAGATGGACGCAGCCGCCGAGATCGGCGTCGACCGCAAAACCATCTCCCGCCGCCTGCCGCACATCTACAACACCGCCCGCCGTCTGGCAGGAGCATAACGCAAACCGCCCCGAGCACAACGCTCGGGGCGGTTTTTTGCGCATTTTTATAAATCCATAGCCAGGATCTCCGACGCCATCGCAGCCACATACGACGGGCACTCGCGCTGCCCGCCGCACCAGTTTTGCACGGTGCGAAGCGGGATGTTAAAAAACTGCGAAAATCCGGTCTGTGTCATGCCGTATTTTTTGATCAGTTCCGGGACCGTGCAGTGCGCGCCGTCCCAGATCCCGCCGAGCAGCGCCAGCCGCTCCGCCGGAACCTCGGCATCGCCCCATACGCTGGACAGCGCCAGATCAGAGATATAGGCATCACGGTCAGCGTATGTGCCGGCCTCTGCGTAAAGCGTGGAGCGGATAAAAGGGGTAAGTGTCATGGTTTGTCCTCCAATTTTGTAACAGACCAGCCGTGCCAGGTGTAGCCGCGGCTGCCTGCATCATATAGCGCCTTACATACGGCGTCGACGGAATCCGGGTCGCCGGAGATATCAAAAAGTCCGGGGTGCTCACGGACAAAGTTGCGGAGATTATGCACATCGTAGACCTGATGCGCAAAGCACAGCCGAAACGATCTCGCGGCAATGTGCTGTTCGCCGGGTCTCGTCAGCGGCGACAGAGCCTGCGCCGCTACACGCGCGGATGGGGATTGCTGCGCCTCCTGCAGCGCGCAGCCGCAGGACGTTGTATGCCCGGATTTGAGATTGCTCATGAGGACAACGGCGGTGCCGCCGCAGTCACACCGGCAAAGCCAGAGAGACTGGCTGCTTCGGCTGCCAACGCGCTCCACTGCGACGAGCCGACCGAACCGCTGCCCGGTGATATCTGCGCGGCGCTTGACGCCGCGATCATGGCCGCATGAAGTGGATTTGCCGCCGCGAAGATTGGATGATAAAACGACGCGCTCCGCACCGCAGGAGCAGCGGCAGCGCCAGAGGAGCCGCCCGCCAGCATCTTTCCCGGCAGGCCCAAGCACACGCCAGAGGCCAAAAACCTGACCGGTCAGGTCGATTGGTCGCATCCCTTACGCATGAGCAACGACGCTCCAAGCGTCGCTGCGGCTGCCGTCAGTGTCAATCCACATGCGGCAGATATTGTCGGTCAGGCAGCGGTAGATAGCGCCAGTGTTGACGTTAAAACGGTAGGTGTACTTGCCGATAACGGTATCGATTCTTTCTTCAACAGCATTGCGGATGATTCTTTCGATGGTGGTCTTTTTCATGTTGTACCTCTTTCCGGCTTATCGCCTTGCTTTATCTTATGGCCTTATTATACACCCAATGGGTGCAAAAGTCAAGTGGGAAATGCAAAAAAATATAAAAAATTTGGTACACAAATGCCCCATAAATGTCCCCCAGAAAAAGCGCGGAGCCGGTAGACTGAGGATAGGAGCTGGCCAGCTTACTTAATTTTTACCGGAGGTATTTTTTATGGAATACGCAAGCAAAGGACTTGCAGGGACTGCGCTGGGCTTCGGCATCGGCGGCGCCGCGCTGGGTCTGGCAAACGGCGGCCTCGGCAATCTGCTGGGCGGCCTCGGCCAGAACAACAGGACAGCGGCTGCAGAGGTAACGGCAGCTGCGGCCACGCCTGCCATGGCTGCACTGGCTGCCGCACTGGCCGCACGCCAGCAGGAGCCGACGTGCAGCGAGAACATGCCGGTCACGCGCTACGATCTGGAACGCGAACAGAAGCTGGCCGCGAAGGACAGCGAGATCGCGCTGCTCAAGGCCAACACCTACAACGACCAGAAAATGCTGGAGATGTACGGTTATATCGACGGGCAGCTCAAGGACGTACGTGAGGCGCTGTGCAAGCAGGCCGTCCACAACCAGCGCACCGAGGACAGCTTCGCGCTGGTCAAGCAGGACGTCGAGTCCGTCCGCAAGGAAGCGCTTGATGCGGTCAAGATGGAGGCCGAGCGCCGCTGCTGCGGTGATAACTCCATCGTCACCTACGTCAACGCGACCTTTTATCCCAAGCAGGTCGCCGACGTCACCACGGGCACCGCGACCACGGCGCAGTCGCTCTACAACCCGATCCCGAAGTGCGGCGGGTGCTGCAACGGCTAAACGCAAGGGGCGGCAATAGCCGCCCCATCCTTAAAGGAGGAAATCTGCAATGACAGTGACGATAGATCAGGCCATGCGCGGAGCGATGCGCTACGCAGACAATGAGGTCATCCCGCACCTGCCGGGCGGCAAGGGCATCGGGGCCGGGATCATGCTGGCGCTCATCATGGAGGGCAGCCGCGAAAAGATCCTTGCGCTGCGCGAGAATCCGGCGGTCAAGATGATGCAGATCTTTGACGACGCCGGAAACATCGACCTCGACAAGCTCTACAACGCGGCCAGGCCGCGCTTTGAAAACAAGCTGACCGTATCCGTCCCGCTGCTGGGCGATATGCGGTTTGACCAGAACGACGTCGATAAACTCTACCGGTATATCCAGGAGGCATGACAAGATGCAAGAATATATCGAAAAGCTTTACACAAAGCTGCACGAGGCGATGGAAAAGCCGGTGACGCTCGGAAGCGCGGAAGAAGTCGGACTGTACGCGAAGACAATCTGCAGGCTCGAAAAGCTGCACGGGCACCACGACGAGCCGGAGACGGCCACATTTGATCGCGAAACGGCGATGCAGTGGGCAGCCCACATGCAAAACGCCGACGGTACGACCGGCCCGCACTGGACGATGGAACAGACAACGGCCGTGGCAGAGAGCATGGGCATTCAGGAGTACGAGATCCCGCGCTGGGCGTGGGGCGTGACGCTCAACATGATGTACTCGGACTACTACCCCGTCGCCGTGGAGTTTGGCCTCAACCGCCCGGAGTTTTACGCCGCTCTGGCCAAGGCGTTCCTGCTCGACAAAGACGGCCCGGGGCCGGAGCGCAAGCTCATGGCGTATTATGAGCATATTGCAAAATAGGCAATTAGCCGGTACGCATGAATGAAACCCGTGTAATTGAGGATCTCAATTACACGGGTTTTTTGATTTTTGTTTGGAAGGCGGGGGATCAATCTGTGAGGGGGTACAGGGTGACGCGCATGTCGCTGCCGGCTTTGCTGTAGGATTTGGACTGTTTGTGGTAGACGATCTTTTGCAGGACGGTTTTCAGCAGATCGTTCTGCTCCTGCACAGATCCGGCGAGAGGGTAGGTTTCAAGCACGTGGCGGACGGCAGGGGCGAGACGGGCACGCGCCTGCTTTGCACGGTCGATATCGTCAATGGCACGCTGGTTCTCTTCAATGCGCGAAAGGATAGCCAGCTTGTCGGCTGCCAGCGACTGCGAGCGCTGGAGGAAAACCTCAGGCGTGTAGACGCCGGTCTCGACAAATTCGTAGGCGCGGGTTTCCTGCGCCTCCAGTTTGGCAAGCTGCTTTTGATCGGCGGAAATGGCGGAGGACAGGGCGCTGAGAAGAGAGCTGTCGTCCGCGGAAACGGCTTCGCCGACCTCCAGCTCGTGAAGCCAGCCGCGGAGGGCGTCAAGGACAGCCGTCTCAACTTCGTCATACCACGCGCTGACAGTGGAGCAGCCATACGAGGGGCACAGAAATGTGTCTTTTCGGCCACCGGATGTCGCCCGGCGGACCATGATGCGGCCGCACTGGTCACAGCGCACAAGGCCAGCAAGACTGGTCGCGGTTTTCCATGCGCCCTTTCCGCGCGGGCTGGCCGTGGAATAACTCAGGGCAACGGCCCGGTCGAACTGCTCCTGCGAGATAAGCCCGTTGTGCAGGCCCTTGTGCAGCGTCAGATCCTCAATTCTGGCGCGGGGGCGGCTGACGACGACGGAGCCGTCGACGATATGCTTGATCTCCGGGCGCCCCTTGCTCTTGATCCAGCCAGCGTTTGCCGGATTACGCAGGACCTCAAGGATGGCGCTGGCAGTCCAGCGGCTGCCGGTATTTGTTTTGACACCGAGACGATTCAGGCGCGTGGCGATCGCAGACGAGCCGACACGGACGCAGCCATCGCCGGTGTACCAGTCGTAGATCTGCCGCAGGATCGGGGCCTGCTCCGGATGTGGGACGAGCATGTAGCCTTTATCGTTCGGGATCTTCTCCCGCAGCCAGCCGAAGGGCGTCTTGCCGGAGATCCATTTCCCCTCGCGGATGGACGCCTCTTTGCCGCGTGTCAGGCGACGCTTGATGGTGTTGTACTCGCGGCGGGACATAAAAAGTCCGAACTCAAAGTACTCCTCGTCCATCTCATTGTTTGGATCGTAGGACTTATTCGGCGTGATGATCATGGTGTTGGAGTACTTAAAGGTCTG